CGGGTTTTTTACCCGTCCGATCTTGATGTCCTGATCAAAACTGTCTTCGTCGCAGTATTCCGTCAAGACTCGAATGTAGCCCTCGCCGTGAACCACCTGGTTCTCGCAGGCGGTGTCATAAGCGACGTCAGCGTCCGAAATGTACTCAATATGGCGAACGATGCCGTCCAGCACCTCAGCCATTTCAATGTCAGCGTTGTCGTCGACCGGGATGACTTTGCCGCTGGGGCGGTTCTGACGTTGGTCGTTGGTGACCTGCCGGACGTGTTGCGGCAGTTTGTTGATCGTCAGGCACGGGCGGGCGTTGATTGTTTGCCCTTGAGCGCTGCCTCGAGTCTTCAGGACGTCTGCGGGCCATTGCCAGTTGTTGTCAGGCGAACCGGCCATGAATCGCAGATCGTCAAGCTGGTCTTGACGGCTGTCTGCGTATGCGGACAGGGCAATTCGCAGCCGTGTCCGCATCGTCCCGAGGACGTCTTTTTCGTTCATTTCTTGCCTTTAGAGGGCTTGGCCGCAGCGCGTTTGGTTGCGTAGGCAATTGCGACGGCTTGCTTTTGCGGTTTGCCGTGCGCCATTTCAGTTTTTACGTTCTTTCGGAAGGCGGCAGGTGACGCTGACTTAACAAGCGGCATGATCACTTTCCTTTTTTAGCAGTTTTGGCCGACTCTTTGAAGTCTTTGGCCGTCGGTGCGCCTTTGGTGCCAGGCTTACGCATTTTCTCGCCGCTGCCGGCCGCAATACGAGCGCGTTTGGCGTGGATTGCAGCGTAAAGTCCAGGTTTGCTTGCCATGTCAGCACTTCCACCGTTTAAGCGCCGCTTTGGCGCGTTCGCCGTCCTTGGCCTTAGCCGCTACCGCGCCCATCCGAGCGCAGAAGGACGCTTTCCGGCCCTTGTCAGCGTCTGTCTTGGGGTTTGGCGCGGGCGCCTTGAGGTTTGACCCAGTAGCGGCATTGTACTTGGCCCGACCTTTGGCTGTCAGGCCCGCACCCTCGCTGGTCGGGCGCTTCTCGCCGCGTCCGACGCTAAGACTGACAGATTTCTTGCTAGCCATCGGTCAAGCCCCCATCCAGCCAGCCGACTGGCTGATGCGGTCAGCGTACACCGTCTGACGCTCGGGTCGAAAGCTAGACTGCCGCGAGGCGACGGGGAAAGCAAACGTACACGCCAGCGCGTCGGCTGCGTCTGGTGATGCCAGTCCTCTTGCTTTCATGTCCTTCTTGCTCTCCAAGAAGATCGTGCCCGCTGAATCAGGTTTGGTCTTTGGCCCTGTGAGGTCTGATTTTAGCTGCCGGTCTGACGGAATACTAGCGCTTCTTAGCCAATCCCGCATCGAGCCCCAGAGTTCTGCTCGCTTGTTGCCCCACATGACCGGGTTCTTTGATTTCCAACCAAAGTTCACCCCACGCACCTTATACCGCTGTTCTGTTAGCCGGTCAAGTATTCCGTAGCCTAGCCCACCTTCGTCGATGACCGTCAGTGTGGGTTTGTACTCTTCGATTGCGTCGATGACGTGCCCGACGGTCGTCATCGTGTCGTCGCCCCGGTACCGTTTGATGTGCAGCAGGTCGCGCCCCTGTCGCACGACGATCACCGTGCTGTCGGCGCCTGAGCGAGCCGGGTCGATACCAATCACGATTGGCGCGTCTGCGTCCTTGTACCGTGGGCGCCGGGCGGCCTCGTCGACCAGATGCGGCGATATGAACTGATCGTCCCCCGACGCCGGGAACTGACCGTACACCTCGATCCGCGCCTGCGGGCTGTCCTCGCCATATTCCTCGATAATCTGCTGATAGACGCTCTTGTCGGTGTCCTCGACGTCCCTAGCGTCAATCGAGTCGGTGTTCCAAAAGTCTCGCTTGGCGTTAAAGCACTCAAAGAAGTACCCTTGGTTGCGCCGAGGGTTGCTGAAGGCACACCAAAACCGATGCGGTGTGTTCTCCGTAAAGAAGCCTTGCGCGACGTCCCAGATTGAGTCGGGAATCCCTGACGCCTCGTCAAAGATCAAGCACACCCCGTCAACGTTGTGCAGACCGGCGTACGCGTCCGGGTTCTCTTCAGACCAGAGGCGCCCCTCAACCGACCAGAACCGCGTGCCTTTCTTCAGATCCCGCTCAACGATCTCCGCCAGCCACTTCGCCGGCGTGACTCGAGTGGCGCTAATCTCAAACCAGTGGTTGTTAATAAGCAAGGCCAGCCACTTGGTGATCTCCGCCCAGGTGATTGAGCGGAGCTGCGCCTCGCTGTTAGCCGACACAATTGTGGTCGAGCCAATACGCGTTGTCAGCATCCACAGCACGATCCAACTGACAAGCGCAGACTTGCCGATACCGCGCCCGGACGCCACGGCGCTCCTAAACACCTTGTAGGCTGCCGCGTCGTCATTGTCCCGTATGTGGTCGGCCATACGCCGCAGGAGGCGCCTCTGCCACTTACGCGGGCCAGCGTGGTGGTGCAGGGGTGTATTGGGCTGGCCCCAAGGAAACGCGAAGAGTACGAACGCTTCAGGATCGTTCTTGAGCTTCGCGGACCACAGGCGCGACATCAGCGTCTGCTCGTCCGCTGCTGAGTATTTAGTGGTTTGCAATTCCGTACTCCAACCCGTGTTTTTCAGCCGCCAGCAAGTATGCTTTGGAGGCTAGTTTAGGGTCATCAAACATCCCAAGCACAACGTTTTTGCCGTCGATAGAAATTTGTGCAGCCCACTGTTTTCTGTGCGCAAACCAACTTACCCCTTTATATCCAGAGGTGTTTGTACAGCGCATTTTGGAATTTTGAACGTTTATGCCGTGCGATACGTCTCGTAAATTAATAATTCGGTTGTCTTGTGGATTGCGATTAATATGATCGATCTGGTGTTGTGGCCACACACCGTGCGTGTACAACCATGCAAGTCGATGCGCAAGATAAACTTTGCGGTCGAGTTGAATTCGCACGTGGCCTTTTACCATCAAAGCGCCGGCAACTTGTCCGGCTTTTGCTCGAGGGCGGTTGACGCGCCAAGTAAACACCCCTGTGTCAGGGTCGTACTGAAGCAGTTCTTTCAACCGCGCTTGTGTCAGAATGTTGGAAGCCATCAGCGTGTCCTTTACGTTGATCGGTTAGAGGCTCCAAGCCGTTGGCGCGGCTTGGCGTCTCGCTCAATATACCATTCTCAACGGTGGCGTCAATCACGCGGCGCTCGGCCGCTTCCAGCGCTGCCATCACGCTGATTTGCTGCGTGACGTCAATCTGCACCTGCTGCTTGGCCACCCAGTCATGCTTGTGTTTGAGCATCTCCAGCGCCGCTTTGGCGTCGCCGTTTAGCGCGGCTTCGTACAGGGTGTTACTCATCTCCAGTTCAGCGTCAGCGCGGCCTTTTTGTTCAGCAAGCGCCGCCATTGGATCCATCTCGCACAACCGTCTGAATTCAGTTGGCAGCATTCCTGACGCCAGCGCTAGGTTGTCGCCTCTTAGACCGCGTTTGGCGGCGTTGTAAATCGACTGGAGGCGCCCCTCCGTCGCTTTTAGTTGCCGCGTAGTGATTGGCAGATTCTGGAACATACAGCGTTTGTATCAGATTGTGGCGCGGCTGACAAGAGACGGGTTTGCTACAAATTGTGTGTTGGTGGGTTGACGGCTGTAAAAATAAAAAATGTTTGCGGCCCTTCCGATTTTGACCTGCCGACGCGCCGGCCCTACCCGGGGGGCCGCTAGCCGACACCACCCCGCCCTCCCGCCCTCGAGCTGCTATCGGAAACCGACGGCCGATAGCTGGCGCCTATGACGTCCAGGGCGCGCGGGTGGGCAGCATGGGCAACATGGGCCATGCCCCGGCAAGTCAGTCGGAAGGTGACACGGCGCGCGGCCGGACGGGTGCATGGGCAACATGGGCCATGCTGCACGGGTTGCTGCAACGATGCGAGCGGGGGATGGGGGCGCCCCCCACGGCGCGGGGGCAATGGGTCATATGGGCAGTCTGGGCATAGCCCCGGCAAGTCGGCGCCGTAGAATTTATACGTTACACAAATACAGTTTATGTAACACTCTAGTTTGACCGACAGAAGACTAGTTATATAGCCCATCTAGCCCATCTCCTCGGACGGGCAGGTCGCGCCGATAGCCCCGCCGCCTACCCCGCCGACCACCCCGCTGCGACAGACAATCAATCAGGCACCGATAGCCCATATGACCCACGCCTTCCCGGGGTCAGATGGGCAATGTAAGAAATAGTAAGGAAACCACTTGCAACACAATCTGAAACCATGTATCGTTGATTCCGTTGCATCAAATCATCAATCAACCAAGGACTGCCCATATGTACCATCCACGCATGATCAAGCACTACAGCTACCTCGTCATTGAGTGCGACGTCCGCGCCGTCGACGCGTGCGTCGACGTGGCGCAGTACGAGGGCATCGACGTCCACGCGTTCGCTTCGTTCTTACGCACGATCGACGCCGTCCGCGCTCACCGTCTGAACGTACTCTGATCGATCGCGTTTCAAACCCGAACTCTAAGGTCCAATACCATGACATACACTGTCCACCTGTCCCCGCGCTCCGCGAACGCGAAAACCGGTCCGATTCCCGTCTCCACGACGACGCGCGCGACCTGTCCCGTAGACTGCGCGATGCGCGACGCGTGCTACGCGTCATCAGGCCCGCTCGCGCTGCATTGGTCCGCAGTGTCATCGGGCGCCCGTGGCACCGACTGGTCGACGTTCACCGCATCGATCGCTGCCCTGCCCGACGGCCAACTGTGGCGCCATAATCAGGCCGGCGACTTGCCCGGCGACGGCCGCACGGTCGACGCGGCCGCGCTCGGCGACCTAGTCCGCGCCAATATCGGCCGTCGCGGGTTCACGTACTCGCACTATCGCGACGCCGCGTCGCTCGACTGGATCCGCCACGCGAACGCGTGGGGGTTCACCGTCAATCTGTCGGCAAATTCCCTCGCCGACGCCGACACGCTCGCGGATACCAACGCCGGTCCGGTCGTCGTCGTGCTGCCGTCCGACACCACGCAAAACACCCGCACGCCCGCCGGCCGCCGTGTCGTCGTCTGTCCGGCTACGCAACGCGACGACGTATCGTGCGACACCTGCCAATTGTGCGCGCGACCGCGTGACACCATCGTTGGCTTTCCCGCGCACGGCACCAAACGACGCACGATTGACATCAAACTGGCCGCCTAACCCGGAGCCCCATCATGCATGACACGATCACCAATGCAATCGACGCGGCGATCGCCGTGATTCAGGATGCCCTCGGGCAAACCGACGGGGGGTTCGCCGCCCACTATCTGAGCGGCGATCGCCTCGAGGCGCTACGCGCCATTTTGACCGACTACGCGCGCGCTGAGCGCGCC